AATTACTAAGTGTTGCCATCATCAACTCATTCAGCACCCCCTTGCCATTCCCGCCACTTCCATTGGCGAGGATAAACACTTCTAAAGGTCGGGCATATAGCCCCGTCGCCAAATAATGAATGTAATTTTTTTTAATTTCTGGATCTGGAAAAATCTGGGTAATTAAATTTTCTAATTCTTCTAATTGTTTTTCTGTTGATGGGGTGTAATCATAATCGGCGGTTGTCAAAATATAATCATCACGCCTCGTTTTTTGGACAATACCAGTGTTTAAATTGACAGAACGATTTTTAAAAGTAAATAAATCGGGGTTTTTGTCAAATTCTATTTCCGTAAAATCCATACAAGCCATATTAATTATTGTGGATTTCCCAATATTACTGGCTTTATTAAAACTTAAAATATTACTGCAAATAGAAGCCAACTTTTCATATTGTTTTTTAGATACGGTGGTATCTTGTTTTAATGTTAATTGTTTTGATATTTCTTCATTAACTAAATCCATTTTTTGTTTAATAAATGATAAACAAAATATCTGGATTTTGTGGGTTAATTGTTGGTTTTGATGATCTATATTCCATTTTCCACGGTTATAGGTGTATAACACCTTATCTTTATAAACGTGGTCTAATGATGAATTTTCTAAATATATTTCCGCCAGTTTTGCGTCACTCTCCAAAAATTCTATTTCTGAGTGTTGCGCCTTGATTTTAAAATAGGATTTTTCATTTGATTTTCGGCTAAAATAATTAATAGTTCCCAGTGTTACGCCCGATTTTGTATTATTCCAAAGAGTATCAAAACTGGACTGGTCAAATTTAGGAGAGCGTTCACTCATCGCTTTAGCCATTTTATAATTCTTTTTACCACCATTACGCAACCCCCAAACTAATTTAGTCCAACAGTGATAATCATCAATAAATTTAAATGCGATATTATCAACTATCTGTTGTAATTCGGTGGTTGGTGGGCAATCGTTCTCCCCTTCTTCCTCGCTGGATATGCCTTCATCTTTACATAATGGAATAATTTTAGGGGTTAAATATTTATTATCAACAAATACATTTAATAAGTTGGATATATCTATTTTAAAATCTGGATTATAATTGTGGATTGTTCTTGATATTTTAGCCCAAGACCAACCGCCCGCTAATACCTCAATACATTTCCCAAATTTAGTATCAAATCTATCCCCCGAAAATTCTATTGATTCTTTGTTTAGTAAAAAATGCACACCGTGTTTTTTAGTATTGGATTTATAATATGGTATTCTGTGAACATCTTTCATTGTTTTAACGAATTCTTTTGGACTCATTCCCACTTCTTGATTGACTATATCGTATTCTCCCTTATCGTACAAATCATCCGCAAAATCCACATCAACGTGGATAAAATCGCTTACTTCCATTGACATATGGCAAAATTTATCTATGTGTTCGGCTCTTTTTTTAACAATTTCTGGAATCAATTTATAGTCTGTTGATTTGGTTTTATTTTCTATATCTTCATTATTATACAATCCATTATTAGAAAACATTTTGATTCCCACCACCGCCTTCTTGCCTTTATCGGTCAGCCGTAAGTTAATAGGCTGGTAAGATATATTTTTTATTTTACAAAAATCTAAAACAGTGATTTTGGTTTTTTCCGTTTTCATTATAATACTATTACTTTTTTTTTTTGGAAATTTAACTTTTCTAATTGTTTGCTTTTGATTATCCATTAACGTATAATGTTCATTACTCTTTAAATCATTATACATATTGTTGATTTCTTGTGTATTAGACATTTTATTATATAATGTATAATTAGATAATATTGTGATCAAATTTTTTTTTAATTGTAAATTAATTGTAAATTAATTGTAATTTAATTGTAAATTAATTAAATTAAAATAGTGGATTTTTTGCCAAATAGTGGATTTTGTGCCTCGTATTTCACAAAGTCCCTTAGGAATCCCAATGCGTGGACACTTTGTCAAATGTGAGGCACAAAATCCACTATTTGGCAAAAAACCCACTATTGTAATTTAATTGTAAATTAATTAATTTAATTGTAAATTAATTAAATTAAAATATTTAAAATTATATATTTATATATATAAAATGGAAGAATTAAAAAATGCTATAGACTCTAAAAGAAATATCAAAGCCAATTCACTTAATGCATATTTGATAAGTATTAAGAAAATTCACAATGCTATATTTGGTGATAAAGAAATGAAGAATATAGATTTTTTAAAAGATGAAGACAAAGTCTTAGAATCTTTTAAAAATTTAAAATTAAATACCCAAAAAAACTATTTATCATCTATTATTGTTTCCCTTGATGCTATGAATAAAGATGGGGAATATGACAAGGACATTAAGGTGTATAGAGATAATTTGGAGGCGGTCAACAAGGTATTTTATGAGGAACTATCTAAAAATGAAAAATCAGAATCTCAAGAAGAAAACTGGGTTTCTCTTAAGGATTTAAAAAAAGTATTAAATGGTTATAAAAGCGATTTAGTTGATAGAGGCGTATTTAAAAAAGATGAATTAACTAAAAAACAAATGGATATATTACAACGCTGGGTTGTTGGTAATTTATATATTGGAGATGATGCAAATCCCCCACCAAGATTAGATTTTGATATGGATATAATAAAAAATTCTGATTATGAAAAATTATCAGATGAGGATCTAAACAGTAATAATTATTTAGTTATAAAATCAAGAACTAATAAATTTTTCCATTTCTCTCAATATAAAACAAATAAAACACAAGGTATTAAAAAAATACCAGTTGGAAAAACTTTAAACTCCGTTTTAAATATTTGGTTAAAATATAATCCAAATTCCTATCTATTAATGGATTCGCACGGTAAACGGATGAGTTCTAACCAATTATCAAAATATATTAATAAAGTGTTCGCACCAACTGGTAAGAAGATTACAGCCAATTTATTAAGACATATTTATATATCCACGAAATTCCCAGTGGAGGAAACCAGCAATAAAAAGGCGGTTGCATCAAAAATGGGACACAGTGTAGACACTCAAGGTACTTACGCTAAGAAATAATCACCAGAGAATACGCCTTGCGTGATAGTTGGCGTATGCTGGATTATCTTTTGTTAATTCATTTTTTTTATTTTTAATTTTTGCACTTCTAATTAAATAATTTTTCCTTCTGGTTGGGTCGCCGTGATCTTTAGATTTCCAATATTTCGTTTTGTCTTTAAAATGTTCTGATTTAACATCCCCAAAATGTATGGCTCTTTTATTGTGAAATGTCATTAATTTTTTATTTGGTCGTGTTGATTTTTTATAGAAAAAGCCATTTATTGTTACCATATATATTATTAACTATAATAATTCCCACTGTTTTAATTTATCCATTGGGATTTCCACCACTAAGTCTTCCTTATCGTTCCGTTTATAATTTCCACATTTACCAATAATAACCGTTTCTAAGTTATCTTCCCAAAACCACAAATCCCGTATATTTTTATCTTTTTTATTTTGGAAATTAAATAGATAAATAATCCTTAATGATGTGTTATTTTTTAATCTTTCACGCCCAGCCAATAATTTACATTTTCCAAAAAAAATAGTTGGATATTGTCCCTTCCATATCCTCCTTGATTTTAATTCTATATCTATTTTATGTTCATCGTTTCTAAAGTCAAAGTGATCGGATTCATCTAAGGTTTTGTATGATCTGGGTAATTTTAAATTTATTATATCTATAATTTTTGTTTCTTGTGAAAATCCAAAAATCAAATCTTTTTTTTTTTGTATTAAATCTAACATTTTATATATTATATAAATATAAAAATATAAAAAAAATAATGCGTATATATATATTAAAATGTCAAACATTTATAAAGAAGAACAAGAAGAATTGGAATATGATGATGATTTAACTATATTACCAGTTCGTGTACCGCCAACTCAAAAAACTATACGACATCACCCCACTTTACCAGATATAAACAAAGGGGCGTGTGTTGTGGATATTGCCAAGCCACGATCGGGAAAGACCTTAAGACTGGTGAATTATTTACAAAATCCCAATTTCTATGCTCAAAAGTTTGATGGTGTTTATATCTATAGTTCCACTATGTCTAATGGTGATGACACCGCACGTTTTTTATATGAACAATATGGTGACACTATTTACAGTGAATATAGTGATGCTCATTTGCAGAGCATTATAGATTTCCAAGATTCTATTCCAAAAAGTGAAAGACCTAAAATTGCTTTGGTGTTTGATGACTTTATAGCGTTCCAAAATATACATAAAAATTCATTGATGTTTAAAATTGCAACTTCTTATAGACATCATAATATTGGGCTTTTATTATATAATACACAGATGTTAAAATATCTTCCCCCAGTTGTCAGAGCAAGTGCCAATTATGTCATTTTAAGCCAGAATAGTAATGCCAAGCAAGTTGAGGCACTGGCGGAAGAGTATGGAGGAAGTTACGGCGTGGAAAAGTGGAAAGAATTATATGCAACGGCAACAAGCCCAGCCTATGGCTTTCTGTATATGGATTTATATGGATTTACTGGTAATAATAATAATCCTAAGGCGTATTCTAATTTTAACAAATTATTATATGAAGCCCCTATTTCATATACACGTAAGAAATTAATTAATTAATTTTCCACCTTGTCTTTGTCCTTGTCCTTTTCCTTTTCCTTGTCCTTGTTTTCCCACTGTGGCTGATTGTTATACATTTTAATATATATTGTATAATTATATATTAATATGAATCAAATTTTTTTTAAATTGCCCAATTAATTAAATTCATTTTCTATAAATTGGCTATAGTGTAAATTTGGCCCAATAGTGTGATTTGTGCCACTATTTTGACAAAGTCTCCTAAGAACTCCAATGCGTGAACACTTTGTGATATATGTGGCACAAATCACACTATTGGGCCAAATTTACACTATTTTTATTTCCCCACTTTTATTCTATTTATATTATTCTATTTACTTTATTTTGTTTATTATTTATTAAAGTTATTTATGTTTTTTAAAATGTTAGATTATATATATATTATGGTTAAGTTTATACAATTTGATGAACCAGAGGAAGTTAGTAATGATTTAGAAAATGATCTAAGAATTATTAATGAGGATTTACCACCACCAGCCGAAGACCTTAAGGAATCACCATTTATCAACAAGCCAGCCAGAGTTCTTAAAAAGACCTTTAAACCACCACCATTAGAGGAGGTACAAGAGGAGGATACAGCAGATATAGGAGAACCCCCAGCCCTATCTGTGAAAACTATTAAACCTAAAAAACCCCTATCTAAAAAACAACTTGCAAATTTGGAGCGGATGAGATTAAAGAAAGTTAAAAAAGCCCAAGAACAATTAGAAAAAACAATATCTAAAAATGATATTACAAAATCAATAGAACAGCCCAAAGAATATACCGAAGCAGAAATGTTAGATATGGAACAGTCAGAATTTGATGACTGGTTAAAATATATGAGCCGTTTTGATAAAATGATAAAAGCCAAACAACAAGAAGAACAACGGGTCGCAGATGAAGTTTATAAAAAAGAAAAAGAAATAGAAGATAGAATTAGAAAAAAAATAGAATTGGAAAATAACCAAAGGAATAATATTTCTAACAAAATAACTGAATCCGTGGTCCCAATTTTACAACAACAAGCCCAACCAGATTACGGGCAATATGCAAATATGTTTGGATATTAATTATTATAATATTATGAAAAAAAAAGTATTATAATATTTATAAATGGGAGATTATGGAAGTGAAGCAGATCGTATTAATGATATGATAAGACAGCACAAAGATTCTTACACGAGTGGTTTAGGTGATGAGGCGAATAGTTTACAAAGCATAGCCACGGAGAACTGGAATTCTAAAAATGCTGATTATACGGCAAAATTTGGGCACTTGGCTGAAGGTGGAGGGGCTGAGATTGCTGGAGCCTTTGGTTTAAAAGGTATATACAAAGGTGGTCAAAATTTAAAGAAACTTTACAATAAATACCAGAATAAAGCAAGTGACGGGGACGACCCCTTAACACAAAATAAATCTGGTAATCCAACCGATGCCAATAGTGAAATACCAGAAAATTTACCAGCAGAAGATGTGCCACAAATTCCCGAACCAGCCACAATAACAAGCAGTATGCCAGAACCATTACCCGCGCGTGCTCCAGATGTTCCACAACAAGCCGATAGTGGTTACTCTGATCCATTCACATTAGATAACCCAACTCCAGAAGGGACAACGACAAGTGCTGATGGGAGTTTACGTTTGACCAATACCCAAGATACACCAGCAGACACACCAGTGCCAGAACCAACCCCAGTAGCACCAGACCCCGCCCCCCTTGCTGGTGAAACTGAAAATTTACTTGGAGATGTTGGGAAGAAAGTAGGGGAAGATGTGGGGGAAAATATCGTGAAATCTGGGGCTGGTGATTTACTGGCTGGGGCTATACCCGTTCTCGGTGAGGGAATTCTGGCAGTTGCTGGGCTGGTTTCTATAGGCGAAGGACTTTACCACCTCTTCCACCACAAAACAACACAGCCAACAGTTTCCAGCATTTCGTCGGCTGGTCCAACAGCGCCGTCGGCTGGTCTTACTCAAAAGTACGCATTAGCATTGCCCAGCATTGATAGTGCTAGCGAAGCCAGTGCCTCTGTTTCATCTTTTTAATTACATAAACGCAAATAGACATTATACTATATAAAGAATACACATTCATATATAATATAATGATAATAGAAAAATTGCAATATGATTTATTAAAAGATAGAATCTATAAAAATATGAGTAATAGAACAAGTATTTATTTAGATATTATAGAAATACACGAAAAATATACGACATTTAAAATAGGTAATCAAAATCAAGGACACGTTAAAGTGTGGGTTTATATATTGGAAAATGAACTGGTTTTTAATTACTTTAATAAACAAGTTAAATTAACCGAGACATTAAACATAATATAGAATAGTGTTTATAATGTTTAAAAATAAAATATAAAAATAAAATATAATTATTTATATATAGATGTTTAAAGCAAATCAGCCAAATTCGTATATACCCAGCAAATCAATTGCCATACGCCCAGAGGTGGTGTCAGATGTTGGACAGAATGAACAGATAAGGATTAACGTTCCGTCTTTTAGTGGATTTATTGATCCAAATCAGACGTTTTTAAAATGTGACGTACAAATGAAAAACTGCCGTGGACAGTTGGTGCCAGATCCAAACGGCGGTGTTCATTCACTATTTCGTAATGTATTATATCGTGATGGAAATAACGCCACAACTTTAGAATTAAATGAAGATTATAACGCTAATAAATCACTTTTAAATCATATTACCCAGCAACCAAGCGTTATCCATAAACGTGAATTATTTGCTGGAGTTCAGAATTCTATAGGAAATACCGCCGACGAACAGACCTTATATTATGGTGTCAGACCAGCAATTGTCGCATCAGCAACAGCCGTTGCCCCAGACGAATCCGTGCGAAACACCAACAAAATAGAAATCCAAACTCAGTTAAATTCTGGTATTTGGAAACAAGGAAATATCATACCCGCATCTGCTATGAACGGTTTACGGATTCAGATTGATACTGAAAATATCGGCCGTGCGTGCTTATATACAAATTTATTTGGCGAACAAGCCGACATACAAATAGACCCAATCTTGATGACCAGTACGACTATAGCCGTTGGTGCCCAACTGCGTAATGCTAACGCAAATTTTGCCGTGGTCACCGATTGTGACGTAGCAAAGAACCCCTTTAGTATAAATGATTTTCTTTATGCAAGCGACGCAAATGGGGCTAACCAACAGCAATTAGGGAGTATCCAAGGATTTTACGTTAGTGGTGGCAAGTTAGGAATAACATACGTGCCTTTAAGAAATAATAATGCGGGCACGACGAAAGTAGTCACCGCCAACGCCTCGGTATTATTTTACAAAGTGCGGGACAGAGCCACCACATACCAATTTTTCTTACCAACTGATGGGGCTGGAAATGTTAAAAATGGTTTACAACTTGCCCCAGAATATGTATTATCTAATATTGAGTTGATCGTACAGACAGTGCAACCGCCACCAGCCTATGTTTCTGGGATGCTGAAGGCGAGCCAGTCAGAAAAGGGAATTTCTTTTGATATATTATCATATGATTTAGTTAGAGTGAATCAAAGCAATACTTCTGGATTGTTTCAGTGTCAAATCCCAACATTAGCAAAAAGATGCAAGGCGCTATTTTCACAGCCTCTGTCAGTCACTAACAATAGGTCATTAGCCCATAGTTCATTATCTGGTATTGTGGACTCTGCAGAATCATACGAATGGATATGGGGAACTAATCATTATCCCAGTAGAAGTGTTCCACTTGGCAGATATTCATTAGAATATACCGTTGGTAGTGGCACTTTCGGCTCTGAACCATTACACGTTTCAGAATTACAAAAAGCGGTAATTAATATTGATGAACCAGTTAGGAATCTTCATTTAATCAAACAGCACTTTTGCTTGGCTAGAAGTTTAACCAAATACGGACAAGTTATGGACTTATCAACTCAATCATTATCATTAAGGGTTGATTATGGGACTGGGACTGAACAAAAACTATTTAATAATTACATATACGCATTACGAAGAATTACAATTAGTCGGGGTATGGTCACCGCTTCATCAACAATGGATCTATAGATTTATTTATTTAGATTAATTATTAAAAAAAATAATTAATATAAATATATTTTAAATTAATATATATAATGAGTTTGCCAAATATCATCAGAGTAGAAAAATTCCAAGTTCTTCCTTCCAATCAACCATCTAACAACACTTATAGTTTTAGAAATGGAAACCCAATTATAACAATTTCTATTCCAGCCCAAGCAAAATATTTAAAGCCCAGTTCAGTTAGAATTAATGGAAAATTACGAATTAAAGACAGCACTGGTGCAATAGTTAATAATAACGATTTAAAGAATAGTGGAGCAATTAACGCCAGATTAAGCAGTAGGGTCGGTGTTTCCAGTTGCTTCCAGAACGTTGTTCTATCTTCTGAAGCAACAAATCAGTCTTTGGAAGCGATAAGGCAGTATGGGCGATTAGTAAGCACTATATTATCATCCACGCACTCCCAGCAAGATTATGCATCCGAAAAATCGGTCGTATCTTTAATGAATGGTTTTAATTCTGGCACTGCAAATTTATCAAATAATGAAGTTCAGTTTTCTATTCCATTATATTGTGGAATTTTACAAGGTGGAAACCCAATTCCACTTTCTCAGAACGGAATTAACGGATTACGGATACAGTTAGAGTTAGCGAGCGATCAACAACTATTACACGGTGGCGATGCGTCCACCAGTAACTGTTTTTATGAATTGGCTGATATTAGTGTATCTGGCGATCTATTAATCCCAGACGATCAAGGGATACAGAAATTAATGGTACAAGGCAGTGGTGCATTTCAGTATAATAGTTGGTCATCTCTATACTCAGTGATTAACTCAAGCGATAGTACGCAGACTTATAATTTAGCGAATAGTCAAGTCCTAAGTGTGATTCACAATTTTTTACCCGTCAACGCATCTAATAATTATGCCAGCGACGCATACGCCAATCCAATGCTTAAAAATACTGATAACACGGGAACGAATTATGATCAGCCGTGTAATTTAAAAAAGGTTTCATTTTCACGTGGTGGTGTCAAACTCGGATTTGACTATGATTTTGATTGCCAAGAGCAGAATTTACTAAATGTCCCCGAATCCCAAGTTCTGATGAATTATTTAAATGCATTCCAGCCAATTATTTCCTTATCCAAAATGATAAATTCTAAGGGATCAATGAACTTTGGGGGTAATGATTTAGTTCCATATAGACCAGTGTCTGCGTTAGTTAATAGGTCATCTGGGATAGATGCTGATCCAAATAGAAATTTTGGTATTGGGTTAGCGATGGATAGGGTTTCAGATGTTGGGATTTCATTTAAAGGTCAGTCATACTCCACCAGAATTATTAGTGATTTAGACGGTAAAAGCCCCAATGCGGTTTTCACCTTTATATTATCTAAGAATGTGTTACAGTATTCACCAAATGGAATTTTAATTGCAACTTAAGAATATATTTTTATTATTTAAAAAAAATAATTAATATAAATATATTTTAATTTAATATATATAATGAGTGGATTACCAGACATTTTAAACGTTAAGAAATTACCGATTGTTAACAATATGGAAATAAAAACAGAGGTATTAGATCCTATAACAGCAACAAATAATGAAGTGGTTTTTCAGATTCCAAAAAACGGCATATTAGATGGTGGTTCTTTCGTGTCATTAGCGGTGCGGACAGCAACTGGGGTGGGTGATGCATTTCTGCCGTTAAAAACTGGAATACACGGATTAATA